AAAGTTAGATAGATTGTATGGTCCGGTTTTGCAACATAAGAAGATTTGTAAATGTTGTGGATCAGAATTTATCTTTGAAGGAAGACTAGATACAAAAGCCTACGAAAAGGCACAATTTTGTAAAAGAAGTTGTGCTAATAATAGGCAGGAATGGTGGGATGATAATGCAACACATTATCGAACTATTGCTTTTAGGCATTGGGACGAAAAATGTGCATTGTGCGGATTTGATAAGGTAGTAGCGGTACATCACATTGATGAGAGTAAAGAAAATAATTCTTATCGAAACCTAATACCTTTATGCCCAAACCATCATGAAATGTTACATAGTAAGTGGAGACATGAAGTACAACCGCTTATAGATAGAGCGATAATTGAAAAATTTGGGCCTGTAGTATAATGGGATTACGGTAGCTTTGCAAGCTATTTATAGGAGTTCGATTCTCCTCAGGTCCACCAAAACACATAACATGATTAGAAAACTAAATGAACTTAGTGGCGACCAATGGTCCTTTATTTGGTCCGTTACTGGTGGAAATGAAGGATGTGATCATGCGTATGAAGAATTTAACGCAGTAGAAGAAGACGATTATACCGCAGTCTATAATTGTGTACATTGTAACGCCAAGTTGGATTATGATGTAAGTGATATAAGTGATTAAGGACACGCATGTCTATTAGACTTAGTAGAGATTATTCAGATTATCTGCCTTTACCGACAGCAGAAAACTTAGATATACTCCGGAAACAATGCAAATTGTTAACCTGCGAACAACTGAATAGCTTGGTATTTTTCCTGTCAGACGAACATAAACGATACACAACAACTATAATTCCAGAAGAAGAAATGCCATTACAACAAGCCGAATGGTATGCGATACTCGAATATCAAAAGGTTGTTCAGCAAGAAGTTAAATATAGGAATTTTGTTACCAATTGTGGTAAGGATATAAGTGAAAAAATGTACGATAATATCATTGGTACCCCAAACAGGGTATTAGATGCTATCTTACAGCAGACAAGGCAATCTTCGCAGAAGATTGGTTTTTGATAGATTATTCCGCACGGGCCGGCGTGGTGTAAGGCAAATGACTGTTAATCATTCTCAAGCTAGGTTCAACTCCTAGGTGCGGAGCCATAATGTCAAAAAGTAGTGAAGCTGTAAAAAGATGGAGAGCTAATACCAAAGACAGAATGGTAAAGGCAATGGGTAGTAAATGTCAGTGTTGTGGTTATAATACATGTAATAATTCTTTGGCATTTCATCATATTGATCCAAAAAGAAAAGATTTAACATTTGCAGATACAAGGGCAAATCCTCAAAAATGGAATCTAATTGTTGAGGAGTTAAGAAAGTGTATTCTGGTATGCCATAATTGCCATGCTGAAATACATGCAGGTATTAGGACTATACCGGAAATTTATTTTATATTTGATGAATCTTTCGCAGATTATAAGATAGAAACAGAATATAATTTTTGTATCTGTGGTAAAGAAAAACCACAGACGTTTAAATTTTGTAGTCATAAATGTGCTGCCACAAATCGTCGTAAGGTCGATTGGAATAATATTGATTTAATTGAATTATTAAAAAATCATAGCATTACCGAATTAGAGGATAAACTAGGAATCTCGAATGCTGCTATATACAAAAGACGAGATAAGATACTAAATAAGAAATGAAACTAAAATACATTTTTGACGAAGAACAGGTATTCGAAAGCGAAACCGATAATGCACCGCGTGTTGGCGAGATGGTCTTTTTTGAAGAAATCTTCTTTGTTGAAAATGTAGTTTGGTATCCAAAGGATGGAGAGGTTCGCATTTTTCTTTCGGACAGAGCAATGGCAAAACCGAAGGTTGCGGAATCTAAGGCAAAGGTAGTAAACTTACATTTAGTTGGACAAGCACAGCAGACAGCCGACAAGGCGCTTAAAGAAGCATCCGAACTAAAAAGACAAGTATTCTCAATTAGACAATATCTAAAAAATCAGCCAAAGGCACCGACAAAAAATGACACCTGATAAAAACTATCGTATGGCCCCGCAGATCAAGACAATGATCACAATGATGAAGGGCACTTCGGAACAAAAGAGTGCATGGAAACGTGCAATGATCGATGCGCAACTGTGCGAAGAGTCTGCTCGTCGTGCTGCATTGAAGTCAAAGGACAATGGAGATAATAAGGGCAAGGGCCGCGGAGCCGTTGCACCTGAGTAAGTTCAGCCTGGTATGTTCGGTACAATCATAGGATTTGGGTCATTTACTATATACCCACCGAGCCTCGGATAATATTAAATTAATTTCATTATCCTTACCAGCATTTTTACTAAGGAATATGTCGCGGATAGATATATCTTAAAATAGAATATATAACCCGGACCCTATTATAATATTATATAAATAATGTTATATGTCTATTCCGATTTTGCCCTTGTAAGCTAATGGTAAACTGGCTTCTTGGTATGGAGCATTCGTAGGTTCGATTCCTACCAGGGGCACCAAAGATAAATAAATGATCAGACGCGGCGTGGGGAAGCTCGGTAACCCGCTAGGCTCATAACCTAGAGATCGTTGGTTCAAATCCAACCGTTCGCAACCAAATTTTATGAAAGTGTTAACAGCACTGTTGGTATACAATCTACCAATATATTAGGGCTTTTGCTCCGCTGATATGCGTTATCTATTATTACTATGTTTTTTTGGGGTTCACTATGTAGTGTTTTCGGAGAAACGAACTGAAGCTGTGAATAAGCGGTTGATATACCAGAATCTATCATTGTCAAGAACAATTCACGGGGTCGACCACCGGTAAACGGGTCAGGGTGATATCCGAAACTATCAATAAACAATAGCAGGCGGGCGGCTGGTAGTCTCGTCAGGTCTCATAAGCCAGAAAAGAGCGTGGTTCGATTCCACGGCACTGCAACCAATTAAAATGCCCTAAAGGGCGCGGCCCGAACATGCGTGTAACTGTTCTTATTGCGGATATGGTGGAATTGGTAGTCACGCCAGCTTGAGGTGCTGGTGCCGAAAGGCGTGGAGGTTCGAGTCCTCTTATCCGCACCAACTTACTACTATTGTAGGATAAATCCCTACTAAGTATTTCCAATTTACCCGATAAATATATGCTATGTGTGGCAGCACACATTGATCAATGGAGGCATATGTCGGGGCTTGTAAGCAAACTAAACACTCTTAAAGCATTCATGGCATCGCTGACATGGATGAAGATAGCTCAACTAGTAGTGTTATTTCTAGTTATGGCATTGGCATGGATTACATACGAGACAAGGGAAGATCTTGTAAGGTATATATTTTCGCAGCAAGAACATAACATTCCGTTAAAGAAACTATCAGCTAAAACAACAGAAGAATTAAAGGCAGCCATAGGTAAGAATGACCTAGTGGTTGCTGTCGCCGTTAATGTCATAAATTTTAAGACAAACAGCAGATATGTGATCTTTTCATATTCGCCAGACAAAGATCTAACCAATGTGTATAATAGATACAATATGGAAAATCTCGAACAACCATTGTTCACAAATAATCCAGAACATAATAAAAGAATTATAGAACTTATCAATGGCGAATTTGTTTGTCATAAATATATTAACACTATAGGGAGTGTGGATTTACCTGACACCAGAAATTACATAGACACAGTCTGTGCTAATGGTGTCCCTCCATATTATGGAAAAATAATCGGTGTTGTTAGTATCTTCACAAAAAGAGAACCAATTCCGGAAGAAGTAGATCAGATTAGAGTTCTAACAAGAAATCTTGCTATTTTAATTTACGATAAAGAATTAAAATGATTACAAATAGTCTCGAATGGAATACCTTACAAGACACACTTAGACACCGAGCAAAAGGACTTGGCTATAGTAAGGATGTATTAAGAATGATTAATAATATTCATTCTGAAATAACACAATTATCTATAGCTGAAATAGAATCGCGCAGAGGAAGAAGTCACCGTGCAGAAGAACTTCTTATTAAGATAAACCAAGACATAGAACTTGTTGAGGAATATCTTCTTGTCGCCGCACTATTAGGATAAGGTGGCATGGCTGATAATAGATCACACTACATTATATATTCGATTGTAATTTTATTCTTATTATTCTGGTCGGTCGTATCGGTGTCCTACTACGGATTTAAGCATAGCGAAATTGTACTAGACAAAGAAACAACAGATGATATCATAACAGATGTTGCCCGCATTCCAAATTTTGTGGGAATAATGATTATTAGGGCAGATATCCAAACTAATGAACGGCATATAATCTATTCTTATATAGCTGATCCCGAAACTAGAAAATTGTTTACGGATTTCTTTCAGAATAAGACGGTGACACCTGCACAGCCTTTGTTTGTAAAGGGTGATGATAAGATCAACAATCGGATTGTTCGCTTGATAAATCATCAATACGATTGTTCACCCTGGACTGATTTGATTGGTTCTAAGTTTGTCCCTGCTTCCATGTCGACTATCACATCAGCATGTGGAGTTGCAATTCCGCCATCATATGGTGCATTCGATGGCATGGTAACTATTTTCCTTAGCAAGGAGCCGACAGATGCCGATAGGATTCTTCTCGGAACAGTGCTAAAAGATATTTCAAATGATGTTTCCCGAGCCATGGCAAAACATTGACATTTAAGTAATATTCCTATATACTTGACAAACACGGACGCGGTAATCAGACAGGCGTGCTGAGCTATCCTGGAAAGATAGTCGTGTGAGTGATCCTCGCATGGGTTTCGAATACCCACCCGTCCTCCATTTAACCAAGTAAAATCATGCAAAATATCCATAGGAATGTTATGAACGCAATCAAAATGAATCGCGAGCAACTTCTCGCCATTGTCCGTGAAAACAAGATCAAGCACATGGCCGAAGCCGAGGAAGCCGTTCTTGATTACAAGGCACTTGTATTACAGATCGCCCAAGCCAATGCAAAGTTGGCCAAGACTGGTGACTTGAATGAATTCAAGAAGATGAAGGCCATGCCACAGGCTCCTCAGTCATATGAGTCAAGCTATGCACGCGCCATTCGCATGCTTGAACTTTCGGTCGAAGAAATCATTGAAGTCGAAGAAGATGTATTCAACCAACTCGTTCTTGACGAGTGGGACTGGAAGCGCGGCTTCGTAGCAACCTCTGCTATGTATAAGAGCGCATTTTAAACCAGTTGCATAAGATAGGCAACTACACTACATTATGACTTGCAAGACGCCCATAGTGGGCAAGTAAGTAAACACACATTGAAGGACTAAACTATCATGGCTGAACCAGTCACCGCTGGACTTGCAGCATCCGCGGCAACCGTCGGTGCCGTAGCAACCACTACATCGGGAGCCGCATCAACAGGCTTTTTCGCAAGTGCAGCAGGCTTTGCACTTGGCGTCATTGGCGCCTGGGGTCTTCTGATCCTTATCGGCCTGTTTGTGCTTGGTATCTTGTTTGAACACAACGGTGCCCGTGGCTGGTCTGTGTTCTCTGCAATTGTTACCGCTGCTGTCGCTTATTTCTTCTTCAGCGTCTCGCTTCTGACTATCGCAATTGGTGCAGCCGCATACATTGTGATCGGCCTGGTGTGGAGCTTCTGGCGATACAAGCGTCATGCGGCAAATGTGGTTGAGGAATACCGGCAAGCATCGCAATCGGAAAAGGAACGCGCCCTGCGCCGCCTGCACCCGAAGGAAATGCTCGGTACCATTACTGCGTGGATCCTGATCTGGCCCTTCAGCTTCGTGGAAAACATGATCGGTGATTTCATCACTGCCATCCAGACGCTGATTACCAAGGTCTTCCGTGGCATCTACCACAGGATCTACGACTCGGCTGTCGCTGCTCTGAGCTAAGGCAAGGAGCATGGTGAAGATTGACTTCACCAGTTTCGGAGATTTCTCCACATGCCCAGCATGGTGGAGAAATCTTGTGACTGAAGCAACAAAAGATTTGCCGCAGCAGGACCCGGAGTGGAGTAATGCCATTATCGCTGCATTGCAAAAATACGGTGCTGTAATGGATGACATTGATTCGTGGCAATTCAACTATGTTATGTTTAGGGATGATGCGGATTTTTTGGCATGTATATTAAGATGGGATTATGAAGATGGCCGCTAAACAAGTTATTGTAATGAAGAAGTTCCCCAAGGATCGCAATATGCGTACCGGGAAATATGTCGCTCAAGGAGCACATGCTTCTGTAGGGGCTATTTTTAGTCTCGGGACTGTGGTGAATGATAATCTGGTTATTCCACTTAATGATCCGTTTGTGAAAGAATGGATTACAGGTAGGTTTGCCAAGATAGCACTATATGTCGAAACCGACCAGGAATTGGTTGATCTCTACAAACAAGCACTTGGCGCGGGCTTGCCTGCCGCACTGATTAAGGATGCAGGGCTGACTGAATTCAATGGCGTGCCTACGCTAACTGCGGTTGGCATTGGTCCCGGTAATGCAGAAGTTATTGATAAGGTAACCGGTCACTTACCTCTATTTTGAAAGAACAATATGGATTTTATTACCTGGTTTGTCAAAACAAACAGAACAGACATTATCGAGAATTGGTTTCCGGTCGCGGGAATGTATTTCTTTTTTGCTGTTATATTTTCCCTCCTTGCTAACAGCTGGATATTATTTGGAATAGCGTACACAATTGGCTTCGCAATCTGCGCACCTATTGCATATGTTCTTCTGAAAGAACAATGGGATAAGGTATATAATCGTTACGAGAAGACTCGTAAGGAGTAGGTTGCGAGAGGTCGCACAATAAGTTATAGTTTAGATGTCTAACACAGAAAGGGACACACAAGTGGACAACGCACTTATCACGGAAATTGAACAAAAGAAAGAAAAGTTTGGTGGATGGATCAAGCTCGGCGCCCTGGCGGTAGTCGGCCTGCTTGTTGCCCCGTTTATCATGCTGTCAATCGGCGGCCTCATCGGCCTTGGTGTTGCAGCAGCCGTCGGATTTACGCTGGTGCAACTTGCTCCTGTATTTGCACTCAAGGTTGCAAACTGGAAATATCGGCTGATTGATGCAGAGAAGGTGGCGCATGTAAAGGCAGTTACCAATGCTGCTGCAGAAAATCCGATTGAGACGCTTACCAACTTGCTGATTGCTAAGAAGGGCGCGTTTAACGAGTTCAAGATGGCAGTGGAACAAGCAGTTACTGCACGCTCCAACTTCAAAACGAAGGTTGAAAAGTTCAAGCAACGCTATCCCGCCCGAGCCGCCGAATTCGAGGCACAACTTGCACGAATGACCGATTTGGTCGAACGCAAGAAGAAAGCTCTTGGTGATGCAAGGCAATCACTAGAGGATGGTGACATGAAGCTTGAGGAAATGAAGGCTTACTACGAGATGTCTAAGGATGCAATTGAAGCCAACCGTGCTGCTGGTATGGATACTGGTGACGCATTCGAGAAGTTGAAGGCCGATACAGCATGTGACGCAGTGTTTGAATCCATGAATATGGCATTCGCTCAACTTGAAGTTGCTGCTGCAATCGATGTGGAAGCGGATGACAAGCCTGCCCAAGGTGTTGCACAATTAGGTCATAGCGAACCTGTTGTACTCGAAGTACCGGTTACCCAAACACAGAAAGTGAGTCGATAAATGAAGTTCCGTATCTTTGGCACAATCGTTGTGCTGGCGATCCTTGGTGCGTTGGCAGTGGTTACTGGCGCACTTGACGAGAAGGGTGCAGGCCGGCATAATGCTCCTACTGCACCTGCAGACACTGGTGGCTTGCAACCCCTGAAAATCAACTAACTTTACAGAAAGAAACATATGAAACTCAAACTTATTTCCGCAGTGGCGCTCTCCCTGTTTGCATTGACTGCTGCTCAAGCTCAACAAGTGAAGGTGGCAACCGGCGGTCCCAAGGGAACCTACCATGCGCTGTTTGCCAACATTGCCGAAAAGTGTGGCGACCAAATGGCAATGATTGAAGTGCCGTCAAGCGGTTCACTGGAAAACTTGGACAAGCTGGCCGGCAAGGAAGTCGGTGCTGCATTCATGCAAACTGATGCACTGTTTGCTTCTGCACAAGGACGCGATCTGGGCAATATCAAGACACTGGTTGCCTTCAACAAGGAATCGGTCCACGTGGTTGCTCCTGTTGCATCCGGACTAAAGACGTCGGGCAACATGATTGGCATGGGTAAGCAAGACATTGTGTTTACCAATGTCGAAGACTTGGCAGGCTACAAGGTTGCTGCTGCTGGCGGCTCGGTGATTACTGCCCAAGTTCTGCAAGGTCAGGGCCAGGTGAAGTGGACAATTGTTCCTGTTGACTCAAACGATGCTGCGATTGCTGCTATCAAGTCCGGTGCTGTTCAGGCGGCTGTGATGGTTGGTGGACAACCGCTAGGAAATGTCAAGGCGCTTGGTCCCGACATGAAGCTACTTAGTTTTAGGTCCGGTACCGTGGATCTGTTGAAGACAGTTTACGTCGCTGATAAGTTGTCGTATCCGAAGCTCAGCACTTCTGCTGTGAGCACCATTGCTACCGAAGCATTGCTGGTTACCAGAACTGTGAATACGCCGGATCGCGTTACCGCGCTGGCCAACTTCCGAAACTGTGTCATCAAGCATGTTCCCGAATGGCAAGATGCTGACGGTGCTCACCCGGCTTGGTCGCAAGTGGATGTTGCTAACAAGGGCAAGTGGCCATTCTACGAGTTGCCGATGCCCGCAACCGTGACAGTCACCGGCAAGAAGAAGTAAGAGATAAATAAGAATCTAGGATAGGTACAGCAAACAAAATAATAAAGCAACTGGCAGCTTATAAACTGCCTATTATTGGAAGAAACCAAGTTTGTGTCGGACAAGATTCCGAATCGAGCGTAAGCGATTTACGATAGGGAGGTGGGTTTGATAGGCCCTCCAGAATAATAATCAAACCGTTACCAACTATCCTGTAATGACACCGCTTATAATAAGCGGTGTCGCCTTTTATAATACAGGCATGGGCCGACTAGTCGAACTAAAAGACATTGATCTTACACCGCATTGGTATTTTTCCGACACATGGTATAGTACCGACGGTCGCAGATATGTGTATAAGTGGCCAAGCCCGGATTTCCCGCACCAAGTGTCAATTCATGCAGATGATATTGATCGTGACCATGCACTAAAAATCAAAATTAGGCGGTGGATTGAAAGAAATCTTTCCGAGACTGTTATATTTTCCGAAGTACAAAAGAACTATCGAATATATTACGGTGAAGAAAGAGATTGGGATCACAGCTACGAAAGAAGAAATGAGTGGTATGTGTTCCACTTTGAGGATGAACATAGTGCCACAATATTCCGATTAGCATTTTCGGATTTAGTGAAAGAGATAACAGAGTTACACCCAGACAAGGAAGACGAATATGAGAAAACTAGCTACCATAAGAACTATTAGCGATAATTGATGGTTGGCAGATATATTTGGTAAATAAGCATATGAAATACTATACCATTTATAAGACAACCTGCCAACCAACCGGTAAAATATATATTGGTCAACATACAACTTCTAAGATTGATGACAGATATATAGGATCTGGTAAAATTATAAAAAATGCTATAAAGAAATATGGAAGACATAACTTTACAAAAGATATTTTAGAAGTCTGTGATACATTAGAAATACAAAATATTAGAGAAGAATATTGGATACAACTGTTTGATTCGCGTAATCCAGAAATAGGATATAATATAGATACCGGCGGCTATTTAGGTCCGCGAAGTGATCTGGCAAGAAAAAATATTTCTAATGCAAATAAGTCCGCTGACAAAAGAAATAAAATATCAGTTACACTAATGAATCATGTTGTAAAAGATATCACTAGAGATAAAATAAGAGAATCTATTTTACCTACCATGACTCCGGAAAGAAAACAATTCCAGCGGAATAATATGTTAGGTAGGAAAAAAATGAGATGCATTGAGACTGGAAAATGTTCTCATATACGAGCAGATGATATACAACACTACATAAACAACGGATGGATATTATGCGTAAATTAGCCACTATTAGACAAATCTTAGATTTGAGACCCATACCCGGCGCCGACCAGATAGAGTTGGCAGTTGTAGATGGGTGGACTGTGGTAGTTAGAGTCGGAGAATTCAAACGCGGCGATCCCTGCGTGTATTTTGAGATCGATAGCTTCCTGCCATTGCGTCCAGAGTTTGAACACATTCGTGCCCGTTGCTTCAAGAGAATGGGTGAACAGGAAGGGCTGCGTATCAAAACCATCCGTTTGCGTGGCCAGCTTAGCCAAGGCATGGCCTTACCGCTGACATCTTTTCCGGAAATTATTACCGAGTGGGACAGGCTGTGCAATGAAGGGCTGAAAGCAGCAAACACAACTATCCATGACGTTGACTTTTCCGAACTATTGGGTGTACAGAAGTACGAACCTCCTGTTCCTACACAGTTGGCTGGTAATGTCTCTGGAAATTTCCCCGGATTTATTCCAAAGACAGATCAAGAGCGTTGCCAAAACTATGGAAGAGAAATCTTTGTCGACAACGAAGGTGCTCGTTATGAGATTACTGTCAAGTTGGATGGTACATCTTTTACTGGGTATCGCAAAGACGAGGAAGACGGTGTCTGTGGCCGTAACTGGAAGCTGAAAGTTGATGACGACAATGCTACAAACTCCTTGGTTCGCATGTATGTAGACAGCGGATTACAAGCAGCATTAGCCAAATTAGGCATGAACTACGCTGTACAAGGTGAGCTCATGGGCCCTGGCATACAGAAGAATCGTGAGGGCTTTAAGATCACGAAACTGTTTGTGTTCGATATTTACGATATCGATAATGGATGCTATCTTGCTCCACATGCAAGGCACGAGGTGTTGTATCAACTGTGGGATTTGGGATTGGACCGTGATATGGTTGACCATGTTCCGGTGATCGCAATGGAAATGCCATTGGAAGAACTTGGCATCGAAAGTGTAGATCAACTCCTGGCTTATGCAGAAGGTCCGAGTATCGCTCACGCCATACGTGAAGGACTTGTGTTCAAACGAGTGGACGGTGGATTTAGCTTCAAGGCCATTAGCAACAAGTTCTTGCTGAAGGAAGAGGACTAATTTGTGATAAATAGCGTATCAAGGATACGCTATGAGATTGCAAGAACTTTTCCTCGTTGAAACCACAGAAGAAGACAGGGCTATTATATCCCTGTCTACCGTCGTTTATGCATACCTAAAGAAGTATGCAGGTAAGAAGCTAAAAGATGGCGAAGTAATAAATGTAGGAACAGTGGGTCAACTGTTTGATACACCAATCAATATTTTAGATCCAGTTGAGATTCAACTATGGAATCATAACGACATTCTAAAAGCATTCCCACAGCAGGCATCTGATGCAGATCAAGAAGATCCGGAAGAGGATGATCGCAATATTCTAGGTTTCTGGGATCCACAATCGGAAATTGTAGCACTGAATATTGATTACCTTGAATCAAATAGTCTAAAGGGTGCAGTAACACACGAATTGCGCCATGCGTTGGATGATTATAAGTCCGAGTTCAGGGCAGGTTCAAGCACAAGATACGACACACCGAAGAAAAAGGAACACAGAAAGGATCTATCAAATGATCCGTATGCGTCTGAGCTTGAGAAGAAGAAGCCTTACCACGCCAAGCCGGCCGAGATCAATGCCCGATTTGCAGAGGTACTGCATGGTGTGACTTTCCAGATAAAGCATTCTATGAAGTATCCACCAGACCAAATCCGACCGAGAGTGATGAAGTTATTCATGAAGCTTCTAGACATGAAGCACATAGCTCACTTATTTCCAGAGAAAACACAATCTAAAGATTACAAGCGTTTGGTAAAACGCGGTATGGATTTTATAGATAAAGAGCTAGCACACCTCCAATCTCAAAAATGATGTCTTTTTAACCTATTTCTGCAATGGTTATAGGTTGACAATATAAATAAAGCACACTATAATAGTGGCTACTTACAAAGAGTGGATACAGCAAACAAACCGACGCTGAAAGGCGACTATGGTGTTGATGTCGATCTTACATGTGGAGGGTTTACCCGATGAAGCATAGTAAGGCCATCGCTCAACAAACTTCCTAGGACGAAGCAAAAGGTTCGAACTCGGGGTAAGGCCCGAAAGCAAACTAGTAATCCTTGTGGTGAAACATTTGTCCCTTACACCACTCTGTTTTCAATATCTAAATACAGACATACATGACAGTAAGTATTTCCTATTCCCTCGGAGCATTACACGAAGCTGCCAGATTTATTTGGGAGAATAATGAAAGTGTTCTAAACTGGCCTTGTTCCCCAACTTCGGCGTTTGATGTAATGACGCAAATTAGGGATATGATGGTCAAGGGAGCATTGGAAAATGCTGAGTTCTTAAAGAAAGAAAAGAACAAAACTTTATCAGCCGATGACGATTGGATGACATTCAATGGTACCGGCGGATATTATGTCCTGTATGAGCTCTTAAGTGAAGAAGATGATGAAGAAGTGCGCATCGGTATCGACATTTTGGTTGATCCCTCGGTTAGTCATCCTAACCCCCGGTACGTAACAGAAGTCGTTGACAACACAGAAGAGACTGTATAAACTAGAGACTTACTTGCTAAAGATTAGGTACAGCAAAAAATAAAATTAGCATATTAGGGCACACTCGAAAGGGTGTATAACTAAGAACCTTTCTGAAGGGGAAAGCAAAAACTCGTCAAAACCTAATCTGATCTAATTTTATGTATGGACATTGGATTACAAAGATAGAATTTAATCCGGATGATTATATCGGGTTTGTTTATCTTGTGATTAATGTTCTTACAGATCAAAAATATATCGGCAAGAAAAATTTCAGAGTTAATACACGAACCACAGAAAGGTGGGAAGAGTATACTTCGAGTTCGAAGTATCTAACTAAAGATATTTTAAAATTAGGAAAAGAAAATTTTCGATTTGAGATTTTATTTCTGTGTAAAACAAAAGAAGAATTAGATAATTTAGAAATAGAAGAACAAAAAAGAAGAAATATACTTAGATCCTTATTGCCTAACGGCACACGAGAATATTATAATAGGTATATACATAAGGTCGGTCTTAGCACAAATGGGGCTAAATTTAGCGAAGATGTAAAAGAAAAAATGCGTAAAACACATACTGGTGTTCCGCATAATTCTAAAGATAAGAAAGTATATCAGTTTAAAGATACAAACACTGGTATTGTCCAAAATTGGACAAGAAAAGAATTCCAAAATATAGTGGGTGCTGATCCCTGTAAATTAGTTATAGGTAAGGCAAAATCTGTAAGAAAATGGATTTGTTTAGATCCGATTGATGGGATAAGGAATTATCCTAAGAGAAAGTAATTTTAAAGATTCCGTTCCGCAACTAAAATTAATAAACCGAGGTATGTGGGTTCGAGCCCCACTCTCATTGGCAACAGTGAGATAGTCGAATTGGTATAGACATTGGTCAAATAAAAAGCGAATCTGATATGAAAAATACATACACATTTTTAGTCCTAATTTCTGCAATGTGTTCATCATTTGCCGGTCCACCTAAAAATAATGTCGAGCTTGAAGATAAATGTTATGCATTGCTAAAACCTCATATTGAAGGTGCGACAATAAAAGGTGTTAGATGGAATAGATACGGCGATGAAGTATCGTTTTCTCTTTCTAAGAATGTAGGATATAATCTGACAAGTTTTGCAGAATGTTACATCGATAACGGGGATGTAAAACGGCGCTTTGAATCAAAGGCCGAAGGAAAGATCCGTTACGCCGAGGAACAACGAAAGCGTGCCGAAGAAGAAAAGAAATTAAGAAGATTTAAATAATTATGGGATTTAGATTTCGTAAAAGTATAAAGGTTGGTGGAATTAAGTTAAATCTTGGTAAGACCGGATTAACCAGTGTTTCGGTAAAACCGACTAAAAATACAAATATCTCAGCAGGTAAGACCGGAGTCACCGGATCTGTATCTTGGTTAGGCACCGGACTTAGTTATATTTTCAAGATATTCAAATGGTAAAAATGAAAGCATTAGTTCTTTTGGCAGCTATATTCTTGGCAACCTCAGCAAGTGCTACAGGTGGTAGATTAAATAGCAAGGGATGTCATAATAGTAAGAAGGTCGGATATCATTGCCATAGAAGTCAAGATAAACCTGCACCTGTTAAGAAAGAAAAAGTTATTCCAAAGAAGAATAAACAATAAAGAATTTTGACAGCAACTTAAAATAAAATTCTGAACGGAGAAACAAAAATGACAACACTATTTGAAGCAGTAAACGCAAACGCAACAACAGCAAACGGGGCCGTGACAAACGCATCGTCTCTAAATAAAAATGTGGACCTTTTCTTCCTTGCTGGTGCAAGCCGCGGTAAGGATATCACTTCTACCTTCGCCGGAGCCTTCGTTGAAGACTCCGAAGTTGCAACTCGTATCCTTCAGTGGGCACGTGATGCACGCGGTGGAGCAGGTGAGCGTGAAACTTTCCGTAAGTTGTTCGGCTATCTGTTGAAGAACGAAATCGCAATCGCTTCTCGCGTGCTTGTAAAGGCACCTGAGCTTGGCCGTTGGGACGACGTTTTGATCGCCTTCGGTACACCTATCGAGCGTGAAGCTCTGCGTATGATCGCCTTTGCTTTGAACGAAGTAAAGGATGGTCTGTGCGCAAAGTGGATGCCGCGTCAGGGTGCGGAAGCGAACAAGATTCGCTCGTACATGAAGTTGACTCCGAAGCAATATCGTAAGCTCTTGGTTGGCTTGTCCAACACTGTTGAGCAGAAGATGTGTGCCCAGGATTGGACTGGAATCGTGTATCCGCATGTTCCGTCGGTTGCTGCTGGTCGTTACCAGAAGGCTTTCTTGAAGCACGATCCTTCGGGATATGCGAAGTACAAGGAAAAGCTGGTTTCGGGCGAAGCGAAGATCAACGCATCGGTTGCTTACCCGTACGACGTGATTCGTTCACTTCGTAACGGCGATAAGGTTGTTGCTAACGCACAATGGGATGCATTGCCAAACTATCTTGAAGGTTCGGACGAAAACATCCTCCCGGTTGTTGACGTTTCGGGTTCTATGGATTTCCAAGTGTCTGGTAGCGTAACTGCTATGGACGTTGCGATCTCCTTGGGATTGTACACTTCGGAACGTATGGGTGGTGTGTTCAAGGACCAGTTCGTGACATTCTCGAGCCAGCCGGAAATGCTGCACTTGAAGGGCAACCTTCAACAGCGTTATGACGCAATGGCTCGTTCCAACTGGGCAATGAGCACAGATATCCAGGCTGTGTTCAAGTTGATCTTGACTTCGGCAACGAAGCATAAGGTTGCTCAGAAGGAAATGCCGACAAAGATCCTGATCTTGTCGGACATGGAATTCAACACTTGCGTTACTGGCGGAACAAGCGTTAGCGCAATGAACATGATTGAGAAGGAATATGCTGCCGCAGGGTACAAGGTTCCGCAGGTTGTGTTCTGGAACCTGAAGGGTCGTGCTGGAAACAGCCCGGTTACCTACAACCAGTCCGGAACTGCACTTGTGTCGGGCTTCTCTCCGAGCATCGTTAAGTCGGTACTTGGTGGTGAAGAAATGACACCGATCAGCATCATGCTGAAGACTGTAATGGTCCAGAGATACGACTTCTAAGAGGTTGTTCTCCTAAAAAAGGGGCAGAAACTGCCCCTTTTCCTTTGGTTAAACCGTTATTAAAAGATAAATAGACATATAATGCTAAATACAGCATATAAACATCAGGAGGTTCTTATGAACAAGTTTATCTTATCGTTGGCAGTTGTTATGGGTGCAGTTGCTCTTACAGCTTGCGGTGGTGGTTTCAGTGATTCGCCAGAACAAAAAGCATTCAAGGCTTTTGTTGAAAAGTGCAAAAAGGATCCTAGCACAGCAGATTGCAAGGCATGGAAGGAAAATAATACTTCCCCGGGCGGCAACTAAAAAGTTGTAAAGAAAAGGGGCTGCAAGACAGCCCTTTTTTACGAGATGAAATCTAAGTGTTTAAATTGTCTCCAAGAATTTGAATATAATCCGCATCAAAATGCAGGTTTATATTGTTCAAATTCTTGCAGAGGAATACATAAATCCAGGCTTCATAAAGAAGCCTGGTATGCAGGTACATTAACAAAGAAGATCGATCGTCCTACTATTAGAAAATATCTAACAGAGGATCGAGGATATAATTGTGAAATATGTAAATTATCAGAATGGCAAAATCAGCCCATAACACTTGAGGTTGATCACACCGATGGAAATTCTGCAGACGATAACCCGAGTAATGTAAGATTGATATGCCCCAATTGTCACAGTCAATCACCACATCGCGGCGCTGCCAATAAGGGTAGAGGTCGTAAATCTTTAGGACTTTCGTTATACTAGATAAATAAACATATGCGGGTGTGGTGCTAGTGGTAACACATATCCTTGCCAAGGACAAGTTACGGGTTCGATTCCCGTCTCCCGCTCCAAAATTAAAGCCCTAGTGATAAATACTTCACTAGGGCTTTTCCTTGGAGTTTATTATGAAGAAATTATTAGTTGCAGCATTTTTATCAATTGTATCAATGGCATCTTTCGCTACAGATATGACATTGCCAATCCGTGACATTGTAGACGGTGACACAATCAGAACAGCAGTAAAGCTACCGTGTCCGCTATGTACTGTATCCGTTAGAATTCGCGGTATTGACACGCCCGAATCAACCTAT